GGAACAGCTTCTTCAATAACAGGTTCTTCAGTTACAAGAGCAGGTGGTGGTGGTGGTGGTTCTATTGGAGCACCAGGAGGATCTGGTGGATCAGGAGGTGGAGGAGCAGGTAGTGGATTATTAAATGGAACTGCTGGAACTGCTAATACAGGTGGTGGAGGTGGTGGAGGAGGTATAGATGGAAATAGAAAATCATCTGGTGCTGGTGGAAAAGGAGTTGTTATATTAAGTGTACCAACTGCTAATTATTCATCAACTACAACAGGTTCACCTACAGTTACAACGTCAGGTGCTAATACAATAATGCAATTTAACGGAAGTGGGAGTTACACAACATAATGGCTAGCTTTGCAAAAATAGAAAATAATATCGTAATAGCAGTTGTCTCTGTTGTTAATGAAGTATTAAAAGATTCAAATGGAGTAGAACAAGAATCAATTGGAATAGAATTTTTAAAAACATTATATAATGAGCCAAACGCTATTTGGAAAAAAACTTCATATAACACTAATGCAGGTGTTCATTCTTTAGGAGGAACTCCTTTTAGAAAAAATCATGCTGGTGTTGGTTACACATATGATTCAAATAGAGATGCATTTATTCCACAAAAACCTTATAATTCATGGATTCTTAATGAATCTACTTGTAATTGGGATGCACCCGTTGCTAGACCACAAGATGAAAATATGTATAAATGGAACGAAGAAATTTTAAATTGGGAGTTAATGAATGGCTAAACGTAATGGTGGTATAATTGGTAAAGTAAATACTCCAACAGCTTCTACAGCAAAAGGAGTTTGGAGATTACAAGATCAATTTAATGCTAGAAAAAATAATATCTGGCCAGGCCAACCTTATTCAGTAGATTTTTTAGTAGTGGCTGGAGGAGGAGGTGGTGGTGGGTTTGATCATGGTGGAGGTGGCGGTGGTGGAGGTTTTAGAACAACAACTCAAACAGTAACAGTTGGAACAGTAATTACAGTAACAGTTGGAGATGGTGGTGCAGGAGGTGGTACTCCTAGTCAATCCAGAGGCAGTTCTGGTTCAAATTCTTCAATATCAGGGTCAGGATTAACAACAATAACTTCAGCAGGTGGTGGAGGTGGTGGTAATGAGTCTATTAATACGAATGGTATAGCGGGAGGTTCTGGTGGAGGTTCTTCTTATAATGGATCTGGAGGAGCAGGGAACACACCTAATACTTCACCAAGTCAAGGAAATAATGGTGGAAGTTCATCCCAAGCCGCTGGTAATTATCCAACAGGAGGAGGAGGTGGTGCTGGTGCTGTTGGAGGGAATGCACCTAATAGTTCAACTGCTGGTAATGGAGGTGCTGGTTCAGCTTCTTCAATAACAGGAAGCTCAGTAACTTATGCTGGTGGTGGAGGTGGAAGTACTTTTAGTGGCGGAACAAGAGGAACTGGAGGAACTGGAGGTGGAGGTAATGGAGCAAGTAATCCTAGTACAGCAGCAACATCAGGAACAGTTAATACTGGAGGAGGTGGAGGTGGAGGAGAAAGAACTTCTCCAAATAGTGTTGGTGCAGGTGGTAAAGGAGTTGTTATATTAAGTGTACCCACTGTTAATTATTCATCTACTACAACAGGATCACCGACAGTTACGACAAGTGGTGCTAATACAATAATGCAATTTAACGGATCAGGGAGTTACACAGCATAATGGCTAGTTTTGCAAAAATAGAAAATAATATAGTAACAACAGTAGTTTCAGTTGTTAACGAAGTTTTACATGATGCTAATGGAATAGAACAAGAGCAATTAGGAATTAATTTTTTAAGGACACTTTACAATGAACCAAACGCTATTTGGAAACAAACTTCTTACAACACTCATGGAGGCGTTCATAATAACAATGGAACTCCTTTAAGAAAAAACCATGCAGGTATTGGATATACCTACGATTCACAACGTGATGCATTTATACCTTTAAAACCATTTAATTCATGGGTTCTTAATGAACAAACATGTAATTGGGAAGCACCTATACCTTATCCAAATAATGATAATCAGTATACTTGGAACGAAGAAAATCAAAACTGGACTTTACAAACTATTTAAAATAGTCTAAAAAAAGTTAGAATGACAGAAGCAGTTATTAACGGAATATTTCCAACACCTATCTATATGTCTAAATTAGATAGAGTATTAACATCATTAGAATTAAAATTTGTATATAAAAATAAAAAGGATTTCTATAAAAATGATGGAAACATTACATCTAATAATAATTATATTTTAAACGAAAAACCTTTTGCCAATATTAAAAAAGAATTAGATTTAAGAGTTAAAGATTACTTTGAAAAAGTAATATCTTCAACAGATGCAGTTACACCTTATATTACTCAATCTTGGTTAAATTATACTGAAACAAATCAATTTCATCATAAACACGCACACCCAAATTCTCTAGTATCAGGAGTTTTTTATATTAATTGTCATGAAGAATTAGATAAAATTAAATTTTTCGATGATAGATATAAAACTATAAAACCTGAAATAAAAGATTGGAATATGTGGAACTCTGAATCTTGGTGGTTTACTGTTAAAACTGGAGATATTATTATGTTTCCATCTTCTTTAACACATATGGTTGAAAATAAAGAAGGAACAAATACAAGAATAAGTTTAGCTTTTAACGTTTTTATAAAAGGTACAATTGGTAATAATAAAAATCTAACTGAATTAATATTATGAAATTAACAGTAGAAGAAACTATTAAAGCTTATACTAATGAAAATGGTTTTGCTTGGGGCATTAATACTGTAATGAAATCCTTAGCACCAAATGCTAGTTATGATTTAACTTCTGCTGGTCAGTTTATTATTGATAGATGGGATTCACCATTACCACAACCCACATCCCAAGAAATAAGAGATGAATATATTAGACAGCAAACTATTGCAGAATGTTTAGAATACTTTAAAGAAAATACTGGTTTTAGAGGATTGATTAAGAAATTATTTAGAAAGTGAATATAGAAAAAAAGTTTTCTGTTCATTTAAATAATATTATTTGGCCGACAGAGACACAAAAAAATACAGAACATTGGAACGTTTCAGGAGTTTTAAAGAAAAACTCAAATCAAGAATTTAAATTTGATGTAAGACCTATGTTTCAAATGCCTAATAATCAATTAGGTAAAAAAGGAACAACTTCTAGTAAAGCAGATAAAATAGTATTTGAAACAGACAAAGAATGGGTTATTATAGATGTTCCAGAACTTCATGAATATGTTAGAAAACAATCTTTAACAGTAGTTCAATTTGAAGATTTGCTTAATAAATTAGAATGGAATATAGTACTTCCAAAAAAATAGTGCATTTACTAATATAATCTATATAAAGGAAGGCTTATGCCTTTACAGAAGATACAATTTAAGCCAGGATTTAATAAACAACAAACTGCAACCGGAGCCGAAGGGCAATGGATTGATGGTGATAATATAAGATTTAGATATGGCGAACCACAAAAGATAGGTGGATTCCAGCAACTCGTTTCTAGCACCTTAGCAGGACCTGCAAGAGACCAGCATACTTGGACAGCATTAGATGGTAAAAAATATGCAGCAATAGGAACTTCAAAATTACTAGTTATTTATTATGAGGGTTCTTTCTATGATATCACTCCACTTGGAACAGCTCTAACATCTTGCACTTATACATCTACAACGGGTTCAGCAACAGTTACAATTAATAAAGCAGCACACAGTTTAGAGGTTGGAGATTACATAATATTTACAAGTGTCACAACTCCAGGAGCACCTACTACAAGTTATACATCAGCAGATTTTACAACAAATGTTTTTGAAGTTAAAACAATTCCAACATCAGGAACTTTTACAGTTACGATGCCATCAAACGAAACAGGTACAGGTGTTACAGCAGGTGGATCTTTAACAACAACTCCATATATTTCTATTGGACCTACGTTTCAAACTCCTGCATTTGGATTTGGAACAGGCTATTGGGGCGGAACAATTCCAACAGCAACTACAACTACATTAAATGGTGGAATTGATGCTGTAGTTACAACTATTACAGTTGTTTCAACTTCAGCTTTTCCAACTTCTGGAAGAATAGATATTGGAACAGAATTAATTACTTATACAAGTAAAAATGCAACTCAATTTTTAGGTTGTACTCGAGGTGCAAATGGATCTACAGCAGCTTCTCATTCAACAGGGGCAACTGTAACTAATGCAACAAGCTGGGTTGATTGGGGAGAAGAATCAAATACTGTAGGTGTTACACTTGCACCAGGTTCCTGGTCACTTGATAATTATGGTCAGATTCTAGTTGCAACTGTCAAGAACGGATCAACTTATACTTGGGATCCTTCTGCAATAGCAAGATTAACTGTAAGAGCTACGATAGTTTCTAATGCTCCAACAACTTCAATTTGTTCAGTTGTATCAGATAGAGATAGACATTTATTTTTATTTGGAACAGAAACTACAATTGGAGATTCATCTACTCAAGATCCAATGCTTATAAGATTTTCAAATCAAGAAGATATTAATACTTGGAATCCAACAGTAACTAATACTGCAGGAACTTTTAGACTAGATACGGGCAACGAGATTATAGGAGCAATACAGGGTAAAGATTATATCTTTGTTTTAACAGATCAAGCAGCATACACTATTCAATTTGTTGGTCCTCCATTTACATTCTCAATTAGACAAGTGGGTACAAACTGTGGATGTATTGGTCAACATGCAATGGTGTTTGCACAAGGAGCAGTATTCTGGATTGGATTTGGAGGAGGATTCTTTGCATTTGATGGAACGGTAAAACAATTACCATCATTAGTTGAAGACTTTGTATTTACAGATATTGGAGACAATTTAGGAATTAACTATGATGCAAGTCAAATAACTTATGCATATCATAATTCATTATTTAATGAAGTTGGTTGGAATTATGCAAAAGCAGGGTCAACTCAATTAGATAGAAATGTAGTTTATAACTTTGTTGAAAATACTTGGGCAGTTGGATCTTTAGCTAGAACAACTTATAATGATGCCGTTACTTTTGATTTACCTTATGCAACACAATATATCACAAATGGTACACCAACATTTCCAACAATTAATGGTGTAAGTAATTTATTTGGTTCAACTAAATACTGGGCACAAGAAACGGGTGTTAATGAAGTAGATGCAAACGGTGCTCAAACAGCTATTGCTGCATACATTCAATCTGGAGATTACGATATATCAGAACAAGGTTTAGGTGGAGATGGTCAGTTAATTATGCGTGTTAAACGATTTATTCCAGACTTTAAGAGTCTAGAAGGTAATGCAAAAATAACTTTATTTTTTAGAGATTATCCAGCAAATGCGAATTCAGTGCCTTCTAATACACCTCCATTAATCACAGGACCTTTTACAATTACATCTTCAACTGATAAGGTAGATACGCGCGTGCGAGGAAGACAGGTAAGTTTAAAAATAGAAAATGATGCAATTGGTGAAACTTGGAGATATGGAACTTTGAGATTAGATATTGAAGCAGGTGGTAGAAGATAATGGCAAAGATAACAGCATATATACCAGAACCAACACAGAATTATGATGTTAATAATCAAAGACAAATTTTGGAATCTCTTAATACAATTAAAGATCAACTTAACTTTGGATATCAACAAGATTTAATTAACGAACAAGCAGCGATGCTACAATTTATGTATGGAAATCAAAATGGATTTGGATGTGATACAGGTACTCCATCTAATCCTACAGT